CACAACTTTACGGCAACAAGTGGAAATACTTTTAAAATAGCTTTATTTACAAGTGATGCATCTTTAGGTGCAGGTACAACTGCTTATGCAACTTCAAACGAAATTACAAACTCTTCTGGAACTGCATACACTGCAGGTGGTGCAACATTAACAAGCGTTACACCAACTACATCTGGAACAACTGCAATTTGTGATTTTGCAGATGTAAGTTATACTTCTGCTTCTTTCACAGCAAATGGTGCATTGATTTATAACGATACACAATCTGACAAAGCTGTTGCTGCTATCGCTTTCGGTGGTGACAAAACAGTATCAAGTGGAACTTTTACAATTCAATTTCCAACAGCAGACGCATCTAACGCAATAATTCGTATAGCATAAGGAGGCACTCCTTATGGCCAATTCTTGGAATGAATCAGGCACAACCTGGGGAACAGACCGTTGGGGAACCACTAATGCTGTCACTTCAGGATGGGGAGCTGATGTCTGGAATACAGGCGGTTCATGGGGACAAGCTACTGATGAAATAGTTTTTCCAACAGGATTATCTGCAACCACATCTTTAGGAGATACAGTTGCTTTTTCAGCGCAAGGTTGGGGTAGAGATAGTTGGAGCAGTGAGCCATGGGGCGAAAGTTTTGATCCAGTTATTTCAGTAACAGGTTTTGGTCTTACAGCTTCTTTAGGTACTTCAGAAGAATTTAATGAAACAGGTTGGGGAAGATTATCTTGGAACCAAGCAGATTGGGGAGAAGGCGCAGATGAAACTGTATCCTTAACAGGTATTGAAGCAACAACTTCTATAGGTTCTATAACTCCAGCATTTACATATTTATTAGAGATGATTGGTTCTAATCACTCTATGACAGCTAGTGTAGGCAGTCCTGATATAGATGGTGAAATAGGTGTACCATTAACAGGAGTATCTTCAGAATTTGCAACACCAACTTTAGCTTATGTAGGTCACACTGTTGGCTGGGGTAGAAATGAATGGGGAGAAGATAGTTGGGGAGAAAGTCCAGATGAAGTTATTACTTTAGTTGGTAGAAGTATGGAAGCTTCTGTTTCAGCAGCTAACAGTTGGGGTGAAGATTCTTGGAGTGGTAGTGATGTTTGGGGTGGAACTTTTGATGTAACTATAGAAACTGCTTATGATTTATCTGGTCAAGAAGCTACAACAAATGTTGGAAGTTTAAGTTTTGTAATTAGTCCAACAATAAGTTTAGATGGACAATCAGCAACTGTAAGTTTAGGTACTTCAGGAATTGCTTTTGGTGTAAGCACAGAACCAATAACAAGTGTATCAGCAACATCTAGTTTAGGTACTTTAGGATTAGAATTTGGACCAAGTGAAATTACAGGTGTATCTGCAACAGTATCTGTTGGAGAACTTACAACAGGAGCTATTGAATTACTAAATATAACAGGAGTATCTGCTACAGCTAGTGTAGGATCTATTTCACCAGCAGATGTAGTAGGTTTAACAGGTATTTCTGCAACATCGGCTGTAGGGTCTATTACACCAGCAGATGTAGTACAAGGTTTAACAACAGATCAAATTACATCTTCTGTAGGTTTAATTGGAATACAGTCTTACGCAAATATTGACACTGGTTCAAATACATCGTATACAGGTGTTACAACAGGATCAAATGATACGTATTCTGATGTTTCAACTGGAAGCAATACTTCATATAGTAATGTTTCAACAGGATCAAATGATACGTATTCTGATGTTGCAACAGGATCAAATACAAGTTATAGTGACGTCGCATAGGAGATAAAAAATTATGGCATCAACATACACACCTTTAGGGGTAGAACTTCAAGCAACCGGTGAAAACGCTGGTACATGGGGAACAAAAACAAATACTAATTTACAAATTATAGAACAAATTTCTGGTGGATTTTCTGCTCAATCAATAGCAGGTGGTGCAGATACTACAGCTTTAGCCGTTTCTGATGGATCAACTGGAGCAGTTATGTCTCACAGAATGATTGAGTTTACTGGTACAATTACTGGAAACCAAGTTGTAACAATTCCATTAGATGCACAAAATTTTTATTTTTTAAGAAATTCAACATCAGGTGCTCATACAGTTCAATTTAAATATACTTCTGGTTCAGGAGATACATTTACTTTTGGTTCAACAGATAAAGGAGACCAACTTGTATTTGCTACAGCAAACGATGGAACTAACCCAGACATTTATACTTTAGGTTTTGGTGCTGGTGATGTTACTCTTACTGGAACAGAAACTTTAACAAATAAAACTTTAACAGCACCTAAAATAGGAACTTCTATTTTAGATACTAACGGGAATGAATTAGCTAAACTTACAGCTACAAGTTCTGCAGTAAATGAATTTACAATTGCAAACGCTGCAACAAGTGCAGGACCAACTATTTCATCTACAGGTGGTGATACAAATATAGATATTAATATTACTCCAAAAGGAACTGGAGATGTGGTTCTTGCTGGTGATACAGTAAAAGTTGGAGATTCTGGAGCAGCAGCTACATTAACTTCAAACGGAGCAGGTACACTTACAGTAACAACAGGTGGAGCTGCAGACTTAGTAATGAACACTAACTCTGGAACTAACTCTGGTACAATTACCATAACAGATGCTGCTGATGGAGATATAACTATTGCTCCTAATGGAACTGGAGTTGCTAAAGCAGTAGACGCTGCAGATGCTACAGGTGCTATTAAAATTGCAGGAAAAGAAACTATATGGGTTCCAGCAGTTGCAATGTATCCAAATAGTACAAATGGTGCAGCAGCTGCACAAGTTGAATTATCAAATGGACCTGAAATAAAAGTTTTAGATTTTGACAAAGATACTGATGAGTTTGCACAATTTGCTGTCGCATTTCCTAAATCATGGAATGCAGGAACAGTAACTTTTCAAGCTTTTTTTACAGCAACATCAACAAATACAGGAACTACTGCATGGGGATTATCTGCAGTAGCATTAGCAGATAGTGGAGATTTAAATACAGCATTTGGAACACAAGTTGTTGCAACAGCAAAAGCACACAGTGGAACATCTAATGATTTAGATGTTGCAGCCGAAAGTGGAGCAGTAACAATAGCGGGTTCTCCTAGTGCAAACGAATATTGTTTTTTCCAAGTATCCAGAGACGTTTCTGCAGATGGATTAACAGCAGATGCAAGATTATTAGGGATTAAATTATTCTTTACTACAAATGCCGCTAACGACGGATAAGGAATAGAATATGAGAGACCATAAAATAAATACTCTCCAAGACAATGTTGGAGGCAAAAGTTCAAAAAAAAATCAATCAAAAGGAAAATCTTTTGGCTATCAAGTTTTAGGATTTGGATCAGCTGGAGAAACTGTGGATCCTTATTTAACTAGTTATTTAGTAATCGCTGGAGGAGGCGGTAGTGGAGGTAATGGTGCAGATAACAGTGCCGCTGGAGGCGGAGGTGCTGGAGGTTATCGAAGTGCATATGAAGCAGAAAGTTCTGGTGGTGGAGCTGCAGCAGAAACTCCTCTTATACTTGTAAATGGAACAGAATACACTATTACAGTTGGTTCGGGTGGCTCAGGTGGTGCAGGAGAATCTGGAGTTGATAATGATTCAGGTAGAGGAGGAAACGGAGGCACTTCTTCAATAGTAGGTAGTGATATTACTAACGTAACAACTGTCGGAGGTGGAGGTGGTTGTACTTCTGGTGGACAAGGAAGTGGTGCTGGTCGTGACGGAGGTTCTGGTGGTGGTGGAAACAATACTAAAGCTTCTGGTGACGGAACTTCTAATGAAGGTTTTAAAGGTGGATCAGACGGTAGTGGTGGTGGAAACAATGGTGGTGGCGGTGGTGGAGCTTCAGAAACTCCTGCTACGGCTTCTGGTGCCGGTAGTCCTGGTGGTGCTGGAGTAGATTCATCAATTACTGGTTCTACTGTAGGTCGTGGTGGAGGCGGCGGTGGAGGAAACTATGGTGGTAGTCAAGGAGTTGCTACAGACGGAGGTGGATCCGGCGGATCTACTGGTGCTGGTAGTGCTGGTAGTGCAAACACAGGTGGTGGCGGTGGTGCTAACAGAGCAAACACAGGTAGTCAAGGAACGGGACAAGTTGGTGGTACAGGTGTAGTAATTTTAAGAATACTGGCTTCTGTTTATACTGGAACAGTCAGTGGTTCTCCAACAGTTGCAGATGATGGAACTCATAAAGTTGTAACATTTACAGGAAGTGGATCGTATACAGCATAATGGCAAATTTTACAAAACTTGATGAAAATAATATAGTAATAGATATACTTGTTGTGAATAATGACGTTATTCAAGATGAAAATGGAGATGAACAAGAAAGTATAGGTATTGCTTTTTTAAAAAAGTTATATGGAAATGATACTATTTGGAAACAAACTTCTAGAAGTAATTCTTTTAGAAAACAATATGCAGCAATTGGAATGGTTTATGATTCTGTAAAAGATAAATTTTTAAGACAACAACCTCATGCTTCATGGTCATTAGATTCAAATGATGATTGGAAAGCGCCGATACCTTGGCCAACGGTTGGATCTTATGGTGATCCACGAAAAACTTATACAATAGCATGGAGTGAAGATAATTTAAGATGGCAAGCAACAGATAAAGAAGAACCCGTTAACAATTATATTTGGAAAACGGATACATCTAGTTGGGAAAAAATTTAAATTTTATTCCTATATTAAGATTTAATATGAAAGACCAGAATGAAAGAATATAAGTTACCTGTAGAAAGTTTTTTTGGAGCATGGTTTATAGATACTAAGATTTGTGATGATCTTGTTGAATTTTATAAAAAAGTACCGAAAAAATTTAAAAGTTTAGGAAAAGTAGTTAGAGATAATATTCCAACTATAGAACCCGAAACTAAAGATTCTATAGATTTAAAAATATCACATACAGATATTCAATCTCCTATAAAAGAATATAGAAATGCCTTACAAGATTGTTTAAATAATTATATTAAAAAATACCCTGAAGTAAATACGTATGATAAATTTAATATAAATGAAGATTTTAATATTCAATATTATAAACCAAAAGGCGGTTTTAAACCATGGCATTTTGAAAGATCTAATTATTCTTCTTCAAAAAGAGTTTTAGTTTTTTCAACTTATTTAAATGATTTGGAAGAGGGAGGAACAGAGTTTAAATATCAGAAATTAAAACTTCCCGCAAAAAAAGGACTTACTCTTATTTTTCCTCCAGATTGGACTCATACACATAGAGGAGTTATAAGTTCTACACATGAAAAATATATTATAACAGGGTGGTTTTCGTTAAATGATTAAAGATTTATTTGCTGTACCTTTTTTAAATACGAATCTAAATTTAAACTTAGATGAATTAGTAAAATTTTCTTTTGATAAAAGAGAAGAAGATAAGGAAGGAAGAACATGTAGTAATGGAGGTTTAGGAGGTTGGCAAAGTAATAATTTAAAAAATAAACCAAATTGTATAAATATTTTACAACAACATATAATTAATAATGTAATAGATTTACAAAAAAAATATTCAATAAAAAAAGAAGCTAGACCTGTTATAGATACTTTGTGGATTAATATTAATGAAAAAGGTAATTCTAATTTAATGCACATACACCCTAATTGTTTTTTCTCAGGAGTTTTTTATGTTCAATGCGATGAAAAATTATCATCTAAACTTGTTTTTTTTCATCCTGCTTATAATTTGATGCAATATGATTGGCAAGATTGTTTTTATGATAAGTACATTGAAAATAATTCTCATATGTGGAAGGTTGTTCCAAAACCAAATAGTTTAATTTTGTTTCCTTCTTGGTTACAACACAGCGTAGAAGCTAACCCTTCTACAGAAACACGTATTTCAATTAGTTTTAACATTCAATTAAAAAATTAAATATGGCTGTACAGCCACATCCTTTGTAAAGGCTTTGCAATATTTAAAAAATAGTATATAATACACACTGGTAAGGGGATGATCCACCATTAATTCCCCTTGCTTTAAATATATTGATATACTTAAAAATCTAATATAATACCTATTAAACAGGATTTACTATGCTACAAAAAATTGGATTTCAACCAGGTATTAATAAACAACTTTCTGAAACCGGAGCTGAAGGTCAGTGGGTAAACTGCGACAATGCTAGATTTCGATATGGTGTTCCTGAAAAAATTGGTGGCTGGAAACAGTTAGGTAATTTAAATGAAAATGAATTAACTGGTGCAGGACGTGGTCTTCATCATTTTATTAATAGCTTATCTAGAAAATATGCAATTATAGGAACAAATAGAATTTTATATGCATTTTCTGGAGGTGTGTTTTATGACATACATCCTATTGAATCGACTACAACTCTTACAAGTGCTTTTAGCACAACTAATGGATCACCAACAGTAACTATAACCTATTCTACTGCACATGGTTTAGCTCCTGGGGATATAATTTTAATGAGTAGTTTTTCTACAATTACTAACTCAAACTATAGCTCATCAGATTTTGATGATAAAAAATTTATGGTAACCACTACACCTACCAACACAACAATAACTATTACTATGTCTTCTAATGAATCAGGTTCTGGTGCAACTACATCGGGTGGTATAACAATTAAAAAATATTATACAGTAGGTCCGGCTGTTCAAGCTCAAGGTTTTGGTTATGGGTTAGGTTCTTGGGGTGGAGAAGATGGTTCTGCTAATACAACAACTTTAAATGGCGCACTTGGAGACAATGCATTTGGAACTGGTGGATCAGGAACTTCTATTACATTAACAAGCACTGCAAACTTTCCTGACTCAGGAACTAATTTTATTTTAATAGGCACAGAAGAAATTTCATATACAGGTGTATCAGGAAATAATTTAACAGGTATTACAAGAGCAGTTAGAGGGACAACTAGAGCAGCTCACAGCGATGGAGCAACTGTTACAAATACAAGTGACTATGTTGCATGGGGTGAAGCAGCATCAGGTGACTTAGTATTAGAACCCGGTATGTGGTCGTTAGATAATTTTGGTGATAAAGCTATTTGTTTAATTCACGATGGTGCATGTTTTGAATGGGATTCAAGTTTATCAAATGCAACATCAACAAGAGCAACAATTATATCTGGTGCACCTACAGCATCAAGACATATGTTAGTATCTACACCGGATAGACACTTAGTATTTTTTGGAACAGAAACAACTATTGGAAGTCCATCTACACAAGATGATATGTTTATCAGGTTCTCGGATCAAGAAGATATAAATACATACGTGCCTACAGCAACCAATACTGCTGGTACACAGAGACTGGCCGACGGATCACAGATCATGGGAGCTATTAGAGGTAGAGATGCAATTTATGTTTGGACAGATACTGCATTATTCACTCAACGTTTTGTTGGTCAACCATTTACTTTTGCCTTTGCACAAGTTGGTACCAACTGTGGACTTGTTGGACAGAATGCGTGTGTTGAAGTTGATGGTGCTGCGTATTGGATGTCAGAGAATGGTTTCTTTAGGTTTGCTGGTAGATTAGAATCTTTACCATGTTTAGTTGAAGATTTTGTTTATGACAGTATAAATTTATCTTCTGGTAACCAAATGGTATCAGCTGGATTAAATAATCTTTATGGTGAAGTTATTTGGTTTTATCCAGAAACAGGGTCTTCTGTTGTAAACAGAATGGTTGCATATAATTATTTTGATTCATCACCACAAAGACCTGTATGGACAGTTGGTTCTTTAGCTAGAACAATGTGGAGAGACTCTGCTATATTTGGTTTACCTCATGCAACAGAATATGATGCAAGTACTGATACATCTTTTGATGTTGTAGGTAATACAGAAGGTAGAACAAGTTACTATGAACACGAAACAGGAACAGATCAAAATAGAAATGGTACTATTACTGCAATAACTTCTAACGTAGAATCAGGAGATTTTGACATTACACAAGCTCGTTCATCAACTGGTCAACAAACAGGTGTTGCAACATTCAAAGGAGACGGTGAATATTTAATGAAGATAAGAAGATTTGTACCTGACTTTATTTCACAAACAGGAACAACAAGAGTTACATTACAATTAAAAAATTATCCTAATAGCACACAAGCTAGTTCACCTCTTGGTCCATTTGATATTACATCCTCTACAACTAAAATTGATACACGTGCAAGAGCTAGAGCTATTTCTTTAAAAGTAGAGAATACATCTACGTCTCAAAGTTGGAGATTAGGAACTTTTAGATTAGACACACAACCAGATGGAAGAAGATAATGGCAAAAATTGTACAAGTAATTACTAGACCAGAACAAGAATATAATTTACAAGTTGCAGAATCTCAAGTTAGAGATTTAGATGCAATTGTTGAAAAATTAAACTCAACGTTTCAAGAAGAATTAAAAGATGAAATTGAAGCATTTAACATTTTTATAAACTAATGGCTAATCAATTTAAATTTGTAGGTGTAGATAATAGTACAAGTGGAGCTGCGTTAACTCCTTTTGGAACTGGCAATCCTTTAGTTAGTGAGACTTATGTAATTAAATCTATACTTGTTACATCAGCTGGTACACCCTCTGTAACTATTACAAATAACAGTATTACAGCAATAAAGTCAGCAGCTTTAACAGCTAATGTTACAAAAGAATTATTGACTAATCCTTTGGTCGTTGAAGGAGGAGATAGTTTTACAGTTTTATCAAGCACTACAGACTCATTTGATGTAGCTATAAGCTATCTAAATATTAAGAAAGAGGTAACAATATAATGGAAGTATTAAAACCAACAAAAGTAGAAACAACGTACAGACACAAGGAAACTGGAGAGCTTTTTAAGGAAAGAAAAGACTGGGAAGCTAAAGGTTATAAGAATGAAGATATGGCTCAAGATGTAAATGTTATCATGCCGAGCCTTGATTTATTTGGAAAAACAAAATAGAATAGACCAATGGCCATAACTAGAGCACAGCAATATAAACAACTATTATCAAACGGTGGAAGTACAAACGATATATCTTTAGAAGAAGCAAAAGATATGGCACCTAAAGGTGAGTTTCTTGCATACATAAATAAAAAAGAAGCTAAAATGTTAAAAGATGCTGGTGGGTCAGGTATTATGACAAACGCAGGAATTCCAAGTTTTAGACCTCAAGATTTTGGTCAAGAAGCAGCTTCAAAAAAATCAGGTTTTGATCAATCTGATACAAGTAATCCTTATTCACAAGCATCTCAAGACGCTAATAAAGCTTTTAATGACGCAATTAGAGACTCTGAACGAGGTAAACAACAAACTGCTAATACTCAAGCAGCTATAAATCGAGCTCAAGAAAAGAAAAAATTAAATTTAAATATTCCTGATTTTAAAACCGCTGCAAAAAAAGGCATAAATTTTTTTAGAAAAAGTTATTATAATAGATTTCCTAACAACCCTAAAAGAGAACTTGAATATTTAGCAAGTTTGCAAATTACTGATCCTGCAAAATACAATAGCTTACCACAAAATTTAAAAGATTTACTTAATGATACACGAATTGGATTAAATAAAATAGCTGATGATGGTTCTTTCAAAGATGCTCCCAAATTTTCTTTTGAAGATTTTGAATCTTTAAGACAATTTGATGATGGTGCTTTTGCAAAATATGCAGCAGAGAGAGGTTCACCAGGATTAAAGTATTCAGGAGACATGAGTCAAGTTGGTATAAAATCTATTCGAAGAGATAAAATTACTGGAGAACCTATTAAAGATATGTTTGGAAACACTCTTTTTGATTATGGACCACCTGACGGGCCTGGTGCAGGTGGAGGTGGAGATGGTGGTATGTCTGATTATGAAAGAAGATTACTTGAACTTGAAAAAGCTATGGCAACAGCAGATGCAACACCAGTTGAAGAAGATCAAATTATTAATTACAGATTAATGGCCGATGGTGGTAGAGCAGCGTTTGCAGGTGGTGGAAAAGATGCTGGCGCAGGATCAAATTTTGGTAATGAAAATTTTGGCGGCGGCGATGGCAATGCAAGAGAAAATTACAGAACCCAACAATACAAGAAATCTAAAACAACAACTAGTGGTGGTAATGGACCACCTACAAATGTTGGTGGAAATGGTATAACAACCCTAACATCAAAAAAAAATATACCTACACTTAATACTGATTTTTCAAAATTTACTTTAAAAGATTTAATAGGTTATGGACTTGTTAATCCAGAAGAAGAAAATACACAACTAGCAATGATAACTGATACACAAAAAGGTATTATTGATAAGCAAGGAAATATAGGAAAATTAACTGGTGCTTTTAATCCGAATGCAACTTTTGATGCTGCTAAAGGAACTTTTGATAAAGAAACAAATACTTACGGTTTTGATGATAAAGGTTCGAAAGGAGTTTTAGGAATAGGTGCAAAAGATGCTGAACCTATGACACGTGAAGAATTTGATGCTTATGTACAGGAAAAAGGTTATGCAACAGGCGGTCGTATTGGTCTTATGGAAGGTGGCATGCCTTACGAAGGTGGGATCATGGACCTTGAATCAGCAAGACAGATGTATGGTTTAGGTAAACTTGTTAAG